CCATTTCACGCCTGATGACCAAAAATCCAGCACCAGGTCAACTTGAATTTGATCGCTTAGATCTTTATGAAAGCAATGTTCTTGTTCCGTCTCGCGCTGGGGTCCCTACTACTTGGGATGATATGTATGCTGTGTTCCCTGAGTATTTTGAACCAGGTTCTGTGGTCCCTGGGTCGAATTTCTCACCCACCGTCCTTGGAAGAATTACAGGACTCCAACCCGGTGAACGCCTTACCGTCAATCCCTTCACAGCAGTTGAACCCAGAACTGGATTCGGTGTTGCCATCGACGGTATCAAACTTGAAGGAACAGATGAAGACGACGTTCTAAACCTACTTGCTCGATACTATGACATCTTTACTCGTGAGGATGTTGCTCTTGGCGTAGAAATCAATAACAAAGGCCGTCCAGTTATTGAAGTCACTCGCATCGTAGAAGATGCTAATGAGGCCGAGATCTTAGGACGCGCATTTGATCAACGTGCAATTTATGACTTCACAAACCAGAAAACCATCGGTACTGATGGTGGAGACACCCTTTACACGTCTAAAGGTGCTCATCGGCGTAGTCCCTACACAGTTGAGCCTGAAATTAAACCTGTCGATCCCTACACTAGGTACAGACAGCAAGCCGAAGCAGCAGTAAGGCCTCAGCCTGCACGCGGTGGTGGGGGTCAAAGAACACTTACCAATGCACAGATCTCACTTGCAGCAAAGTCCACAAGTGAAGATGCTGCTGATGTTTTGAGAAGGCTGAATGAGCAGTTTGAGGTCAATCCAAAAGATCTGCATAAAATGTCGCAACTAAGCGATGCTGAACTTCTGAGTATGTATCGCGTTGATCTAGCGGACTTTGTGAAGCTAGATGCTCCTCTAGAAGTGCTTCAGAAAAACGCGGAAGGACTCCTTAACGACGCCGGTATTCTTCAGACCCGCGCTCTTGTTTATGAAACGGCATCCACCATTGCTGATATGGGTGCCCGATTTATTCAGAAGACAGATGAGGGCATCAAAGCAACTGACACACTCAGGCAACTGGGCGACACTCTCAAGTTGCTTATGCGTGAGCATAAGGTTACTGCCAACGCCACGGGTGTGACCCTTGGCCGCTATCAAAGAAAAATTCCTTTTCTCAACATTGAAGTTGATCGTGTGAAAGCACTGTCGGCTAGTGATCCTAAGATCAATAAAACATTTGAACTTATTGACCGTGAAATTGACAACATGGTCGATGGGTTTGCATCTGGCGATCCTAAGCAAGTAAAGAAGGCCAATCAAATGGCTAACTTTCTTGTTTTGACTGGAGGCGACCCCAGCAAGATGGTGGATGTTACACGGGGTATTGCTGGCACAGCAGGGGATATTGCGCTTGAGTTGATGTATAACAGCTTGCTTTCAAGCCCTACAACTCACCTTGTCAACTTTCTGTCCAACTTCTTCCAAGTTGCCTACAGGCCACTCACTGCTTATGTTGGCGGTGATAAGGCTGTAAAAAAACAAGCCCTTGCAAGTTACTACAATATACACAAGACAGTTATTGATGCTTGGCGTCTTGCCGATCAAGTTAGAAGAACTGAGGTTTCTTCACTTGGCGAGGTAAGCACTAAACGGGATTTTCATGGCCCAGGCGCAACTGAGATGCAACTGCGGCAGTTACAAGCTGATGCTGACGAAAGTGGGGATGAAATTTTTCAGCATGGCGTGGGGTTCCTGTCGATGGTTAAGAACATATCTGACTTCCCTCTCTTTAACTGGCCAAGCAAATTCCTTGCAACCTCAGATGAGTTCTTCAAGGTTATGTCCACACGCATGGAATATAACCGGAAAGTTATGGGGATGGCTATTGATGAAGCGGGCCTTGATAGTGGAAAACATCTCGATGATGCATTTAACAAGCTTTATCAACTTGAATACAGTCGCCACTTCACCGCTAAAGGTGATCTACTTGATCAAGGACTATTAGATATTGCTAAAGAAGTAACCTTCCAATCTGACCTCAAAGGCATGGCAGGTGAAGCCGCTAGTTTCTTAAACAATGTCCCCATCCTCAAGCCATTCTTTCCATTTGTCAAAACTGGCCATAACGTAAACGTCTATGTAGCTAGTCACGTTCCCTTTTTGTCTGGGAAGCTTTCCGAAGTCAAGGCAATTATGGCTGAGGGAGATCCATACAAAGTAGCTATTATTAAAGGCCGTATTGCTTTCGGACAACTTACGATCCTTAGCGCAGCAATGATGGCTACTGCGGGAATGATTACTGGCAATGGTCCTAGCGATCCAAAACGTAAGGCTGAATGGATGCGTAAGCACCAGCCAAGGTCCTTCCGATTTGGCGATAAGTTTGTGTCTTACGAACGTATGGAGCCTTTCGGTCAAATCTTGGCCGCAACGGCTGATCTGGTTTATGCCTTGGAATCTGGTGACCTGAAACAAGAGCAAGGTAAATATCTTGCAGGCTATCTATTTTATGCAGTGGGTGTAAACCTGACAGATAAGTCAATGTTCTCGGGCTTAGAACCTCTTTCTACATTTCTCAACCCTAAATACTCTGGTGTTGATAAAGGTCTTGCTTCTATGGCTCGTCTTGCTAACAGCTTTGTTCCTCTTAGTGGCACACGGCGGGCTGGAGTAAACGTATTCACTCCATACATGCAGGAATTTGGCACTGCTATGGATCGTGAACTGGCTTCTACTGGCATTTTTACTGGCTTTGCTGATCGCACTACTCGGGTTGACTGGCTCACAGGCGAACCAATCCCCAGTATGAGCGGTGGTATTAACGCTTGGTGGCCTTACAAGATGACTGAACGTGGAACAGATGTAGTCAAAGACTTTCTTGAAGACATTGACTATGACTCCTCTCACATTATCAAGGATTTTGGCAACATTGATTTGACTTCCGAGCAAACCGTTGCTTTGGCCCGCTACATGGCCGAGGCTGGAGTCCATGATCGCCTAAAAGACTATATTGTTAAAAATAAAAAAGGTCTGTACGACGAAATTGCGCGTTATCCAAAAGAAGTGCGTTCTAAAAACCAAAAACCTGAAGACATGTTCTTCTACCAGCATATCAATAGTATTATTGCGAGCGCTAAACGCCAAGCGGTATTGCGTTTGAAATTAGAATACCCAGACCTTGCTGAGAGAATTCGCGAACAGGAGATTCTTCGGGGTTTAGAAAGCTCACCACTCAAGTAATCACTAAGGCGTAATGGCTCTTACACAAAATACATACACAGGGGACGGCTCGACCGTCCTTTTTTCATTTACATTCCCATATTTGACTACCACTGACATCAAAGTCAGTGTAAATGGTGTTGATACAACTGCATACTCCCTAGCCAACGCAACTACTATTCAATTTTCGTCTGCACCGTCAAATGGTGCGGCCATTCGTATCTTTAGGGATACAAACGTTGATTCTCTAAACGCTGAATTCTTCTCTGGTTCAGCTATCCGTGCTTCTGATCTGAACAACGACTTTAATCAGATCCTTTACAGCACCCAAGAAACTGTGAACCGCCGTGTGGAGAGCACTGGTGGTGACATGACCGGCGACCTCACAATGGTCAACGCCGACATCGTGTTTGAGGGCAGCACTAATGACGCTAACGAAACAAAACTTTCAGCAGTCGATCCTACCGCCGACCGCACGATTCTCCTGCCCAATGTCAGCGGTACTGTTGTAACTACCGGCGATACTGGGACTGTTAGCACTGGTATGGTCGCGGATTCAGCGATCACATCCGCCAAAATTGCTAACGGCACGATTGTTGATGCTGATATTGCTAGTAATGCTGAGCTAAGCGTAAGTAAGCTGCAAGATGGCTCTGCGCGTCAACTCCTACAGACAAGTGCTAACGGCAACGATGTTGAATGGGCTTCTAACATTGACATCCCAGGCACACTTGACGTAGCTGGATCCACAACGCTTGATTCTGGTGTTTCTGTCACCGGAAACATTACTGTTTCTGGCACTGTTGATGGCCGTGACGTTGCTGCTGACGGCACCAAGCTCGATAGCATTGAATCTGGAGCTACAGCAGACCAAACAGCGGCTGAAATCCGTACTCTTGTTGAGTCAGCTTCTGATTCAAACGTCTTTACTAATGCTGATCACACCAAACTAAACGCTATTGAGGCGGGTGCTACTGCTGATCAAACCGCAGCAGAGATTAGAACACTTGTAGACAACGCTACTAACAGCAATGTCTATATCGACTCACACCATGCCATTCTTGATGGCGCAACCCTTAACACGAGTGAATTAAACACGCTCGACGGCATCACAGCTAGTACAGCCGAGATCAACCAACTCGATGGAAAGAGTATTTCAGGCACGCTGACGCCTGCAAACAGTAACGACATTCCCACTAGCTCGGCAGTCAACACCTTTGTGTCTGGCCTGCTCAACGCTTTGGGGGGATTTGTTGCTATTGGCAATGAAAATAGCTTTCCTACTACCAACCCTGATCCGAGCGACGATGCAGGCACTGTTGTGTCTATTTCGGATGCTGGTGGCATGTCTGTCAACAGCAGCGGTGTTGCTACAGGGCAAACTACTGCGGGTACTACAGTCACTATTACTGGGTTTCCTAGCAGTCTTTCAAGTACCACTCTTGGTGCTGGCTTAGGTCTTCAAGTTCAAACCACAAACACTCTTAACACCTACACCTATCACAAACTCATTGCAAAAGAAGCTGACGTAAAACAGCTTAGCGATGACATTAACGATTTTCAGGCACGTTACCGGGTCTCAGACAACGCTCCAACCACTGATTTGGACGAGGGCGATCTCTGGTATGACAAAACTGCCAACAAAATGAAGGTGTACGACACCAGCACTTCTGCGTGGAAGGAAGTGCAGTCTGTTGGCAACTTCTTTATTAACAGTCTTAGCTCTTCAAGCGCTACTGGAGGCGGCTCAGCCACCTTTAACGGTTCTGCTTACCGTTTTACCCTTAGCAATGCCCCTCAAAACGCTCAACAGCTTCTGGTTAGCGTTAATGGTGTCATTCAAAAGCCCAACGCTGGCACAAGTCAGCCATCCGAAGGCTTTGCTATCGACACTAACGACATCATCTTTGCGGCTGCGCCTGCAACTGGTTCTGATTTCTTCATTATTACTGTTGGATCGACTGTAAACATTGGTACTCCTAGTAATAA